TTAGTTGACCTTTTGTGTTTTTGTTATGCTATCTTGTTTTTATTGAGAACAAAAATTAAAAATTGTACTAACGATTATGATTAAGTAATTCGACTACTTAAATATTAGAAAGAAAAAAGGGATATTCTCCCTATTTTCGTATTCTATAGGTTCAATACTATTGTATCAACACTGTTGTGCTAATATGTGTTAGGGCGACTATTTTGATACAATTTCGTACCCCCTTAAAAAAGTTCGTACCCCTATCAAAAAGTTCGTACCCACATTTTTTATTCGCCACCTTATTAAGACTACACTATAATCGAATTTGCTATTCCTTCCGCTAACTCAATCAATTTGTATTCTAATGATCGGTCTTCATATGCATAAACTTTTAATTTTTTTATGTATGACTCAGCATTAACTTCATCGGTAAATTTTGCATTAATAAGATCGCAATATAAATCATCATTTCCAGTGCCTCTTTTTTGCTGATACTGCATTACTCTAATTCTAACTGTAAGAACATAAGAACTACCAATATATACAATTTTTTCGTTTTCTTCTACTAAAATATAAACACCTGGAAATTTGAAGACTTCCGTATCTTCTTTAATTAATCCCAGTACAACGGGACCTTTTAAATCTTTTATATTGAATAGATTTTGATTTTTCTCCCAAAGCTCATTAATAGTCATAATTATAATCACCTACTTAAATCTTGTTTCAATCTTGTCAAAATATAATTCATAGAAACTCACACTCTCTTAAACGGAGATAAATCGATAAAATAAAGAATCATATCAAAAAATTGTTCTTTAAAGAATATTGCTTTTTTATCTACATTATATACTTGTTTAATTGTTGATGGTAAGGAATCAAAATCAATAATAAAGTATGAGTCTTTTTTTCCTATCTCATTTGAAATAGAATTGTTAGACTCATCCCATAACTTACTTGGCGTGAATTTACCTGTTTTGGTCAATGGGTATTTATAAAACTCACCAGTTCTATCATATGAATCGTATTTTTTTATCACATCCTTAAATGTTTTAATTCTTTCATCAAAAATAGGTACAATTCTTGACTCAAGTTGAATGTTGCAATAATTGTCTAATAAAATATCTAAAGAGTGAGTCCTTGATAAATCAAATCTTTTTCCTAACATATCTACTTCTAATCCATTAATAATTGTTTGTTTCTTTAATTCACTTAAAATTAATGATTTTAATAACAACTCAAGAGTATGTCTTTCAAGGTAAATTAATGGGTATATTATAGAAGGATTATCGTTTTTTATTACATATTCTTTTAGAATTTTGCAAGAATCAAAAAAATTAATTGCAGATACATAAAATCTTTTGGCGATATACTTACTGCTATAAGTTCTCTTTTCAGCCATTCCAAACCTCCTATTTTAAACTATTTTCAAGTTGAACAAATGATTGTTTTGTGTCATTTCTTTCGTTAAAAACACTAATCGAGTTTATAACTTTATCTTTATCTCTAAATATTATCCCTACTCTTGTTTCATTCAATATTAATGAATTAATATATTGAACCTCTTCAAAATAAATTTTTCTGACTTTATAAATGAATCCATCATCAGGGTTAATAGTTCCTGGTGTTTTGTATTTATTTTTAGGAGGTAAAATAGCATCTCCCTTTATGTGTGAAAGCTTAATCATTCTATCAAAAAAATGATTATTAGAGTTCTCATTCTTAAACATAATATGATTTAAAATTAATAGTCTCGTAGGTGACAAAGGAAGCAAACAATGCATATGAATGTTTGCAATAAAATCAGGGTATATTTCAAGAGTTGGATAAATATCCGATAATAGAAATTCTCCACCACGAGCTTCAACAAAACTCATATAATATCCATTCAAATCATTCATAAAATCTAATTTAATTATAGGATCAACAATCTCGGATTTTTCTATTTCATCATATGTTCTACATGTGGCAAGGAAATCTAACTCACGTTTCCAAAGTTCCTCAAAATTGCCGTTAGGTTGAAATTTTAGAAGCATTTCTCGAGTCAAACTATCAAATTTATTGTTTTTATATTGATCCATTCTAGAGTTTGATCTAAAAGATAATAATGTAATAAAAATTCTAAGTTTTTGCAATTCAATTCTTGTTAATGAAATATTACTATTATTTAGTATTTTATTTGAAAAAAGTTTCGCAATCTCACTTTCAAATATTGAAAATTTTGATTCAATTTGTGTTGGATCATCCTCATTAAGTGACTCATCTCTATACATATCTAAGTTCATAAAAACACTTTTGATGTTTCTCTTTTCTAATCGGCTATTATCAATATTCCAATAGTTTACTTGTCCATTCTCATCGTTGAAGTTTTTAAGTATAAATCTAGGTATATAGTGATGTTTTCTTGGTTCTGGTTTTATCATATGTCACTCCCTACTAATATTTTTCTTTAAATGAATTTAATTTGCAATCTATCATACTACAAACTGAAAGTATTATCTTAGATTAATCTTTTAGTTTGAACGCCGAGATAATTGTAGTTATTAAACCTACGGCAAATGATACTCCGTCATAAGCTAGGAGTCCAGCTATAGTTTTCATTGCTTTTAATAGCCCGGTTACATTTTCACCAGATGATACAATCGCATTATCAATAGATTCATAAAGAATATTGAAAACTACATCTGATATTGCCCATGCCACTATTCCAAAAACAAGAACCTTAATTATTTTTATAACAGCTTCATCCATTGAAACACCTCTTTAATCTCACACGAAACTCTACAATATATCCTTTGACCTTTTTATGTACTCCAAAATATAAAAATCCAATTTATCTATCTTATTAACTACTTCTATATTTTCAAACTCTTCAAGATAGTACTTAGTGAATGCGAATGCGTCAAGTTCTATTTCTTGAGCTATGTAGTTACTACCATTGCTATCCATGTTTGAACTATTAATAACACCTTGAAGTTCCTTTTCCCATCTTATGGAACGCTCATCATTAAATATGTTCACATAGAATAATTGAAAAACATGTCTATATTCATGAGCTATACATTTGGCACACTCTTCATAATCATTCTCATACTTCGTATTGATGGCAACATAGTTTTCTTTTATGTAAAGTCTACTGTCATCAGTTAAATCTTCCAACTTGATATCAAGAGGATCAATACCGAGTCGATTAGCTATTCTTATACATAATGGTTTTAAATCCAAGTACCGTTCACCCCTTTACATAAAACCTCAAAAGTGATTATTAAAGCCTTGTATATTGGCATTATTTGAATCGTAAAAATGAAAATTATATCACATAAATTATATCATAAATAATACTATTTTTGTATGAAATATTAAAAAAACAGCCACCTTTCATGGCAGCTGTTCTAGTGATGATCTCATAGTTATTTTACATTAATCTCTTGTCCATTTCTGAATAAGAATGTTATAGATTTATCTTCATGAACCGTTGCTTTATCGACTAGATAATTCCACACATCCTCATCCCATTCTGATAGAACATTTGGTCTATATGCTAAATCAGCTATAAACGCATTCAGGTTCTTTGTCTGTGCTTTTTTGTTTCTAATCTCATCTTCAAACTCATTTACTTTATTGATAATTTCAGCATACTCTTTATCATACTCATCATATTTCGCTTGATATTCTTCTTGAGACATTGGCTCAGTTGAATTTCTATCGATTAGATTTTGAACTAGAATGATGATTTCATTTGACCTTATTTTCAAGTGCTCAATTTCATTTTCTAATTCACTTGAATTATCAAGTATCTTTATCATATCCCTACAATTAGATATAACTTTACCCTTATCTCCCATAAAAGTAGTATATGCATTGAGAAATTTTGTTATAACATCTTCTTCGTTAAGTGTAGGTGTCTGGCATTTTGAATGATTTTTATTAAACTTGTCATTGCATTGATAGACAAGTCTTCTATATTTGCTTGTTGAATGCCATACCTTTTGGCCATAAAAACTACCACAATGAGCACATACAAGTTTGCTTGAAAAAGCACTCTTACATTTGTAGCTGTTGCTTAGATTCTTTCTTCTAGCAATTTCAGCTTGTACTAATTCCCATTGGGTTGGGTCAATGATTGGATCATGATGTCCTTCAACATAAACTTGGTCAACTTCACCGTTGTTCTTTATAGGTTTTTGATCCAAGAAATCTTTAACATAGGTTTTACAGATAAGTGCATCACCTTTGTACTTTTCATTAGTAAGAATACTCTCAATAGTAGATAATCTCCACTTTTCCTTGCCCATAGGTGTTTTATATCCATTATCTTCTAGAAACTTAGCAATGTAAGTTAGCGTTTTTCCTTTCATAAAAAGTTTATATATTAGCCTTACAATTTCAGCTTGTTCTTCATTTATAACAAACCCTTTTTTAGGATCAGTTGGATGTTTATCGTACCCTAAGAAATGTTTATATGCTAATGAGGCAATACCATCATTGTATTTTTTTCTTTTACCCCATTTAACGTTCTCACTGATGTTCCTACTTTCTTCTTGGGCTATACTAGCCATAATCGTTAACATTAACTCACCACTAGAATCAAATGTATAAACGTTTTGTTCTTCAAAGAAAACCTCCACACCATGCGATTTTAATTCTCTTGTTACGCTAATTGTATCTAAAGTGTTACGTGCAAATCTAGTCACTGATTTTGTAATGATTAAGTCGATTTTACCATTTAAAGCATCCGCAATCATTTGATTAAAACTTGCTCTATTCTTTCGATTAGTTCCTGATATCCCTTTATCAGTGTAGATTCCAACGTACTCCCATACTGGTTTATCAGCGATATACTTTTTGTAGTAGTCTACTTGTGCTTCATAAGAACTAATTTGTTCATCTTGTAATGTTGATACACGTGCATATGCTGCAACTTTTCTTTTACTTAAAGAATTGTGAGGTAACTGTGTTATTGGATTTAACTTAGACGGTATGATTGTTACTTTTGCCATGATTCATTACCTCCAATATTGCTTTTTCTCTTTCGTTTCATCCCATCCAGTCTTGCCTTTTCACGCATCTCTTCAGTCCAACAATCACTTCTTTTTGGTGTTTCCCAGATTACTTCCCTTTGCTCACCGTTGTTTATTTTGAAGATAAGTTTGTTCCCATTAAAAATTTCAATCTGCGATACCAATTGGTCTAGTTTATGTGAATCAAACTCGTCCATGTTTAGAGATTGGCATGTCGCATTTCTCAGTACATCATCTCTTACTTGTTTTGAATCACAGTATGCTTTACCTAATTGCTCATATGTTGAGCATACCCAATACTCCAGGTACTTGTTTTTCTTGTGTTTATAACTTCTACCACAAACACCACATCTTAATAAACCTGTAAAAGGATAGAGTGTAAATGATACTTTATGATTTTTTGATAATCGTTCAGCTCTAATTCTTTCAGTATTCTCAAATTGCTCTTTACTGATTATTGGCTCATGATTATTTGCTACATGATACATATCCATTTCACCATAATTAATTTTGGTAGTTTTGGTTATGTGGTTTTCACGATAGGTTTTTTGAAGGATTAAATCACCAGTGTAATTATAATTTGCTAGTATTCCTCTAACTGACGATCTATACCATAACTTACCAAAGTAAGACTTGATTCCATTATTATTTAGAGTTTTAGCAATCTTATCTTCTCCATAGCCTTGCTCGTATAGATTAAAGATTAGTTTTACTATTTCAGTTTCTTCTGGTACAACTACAAATTGCCCACCTACGATTTTATATCCTAGACAATTCTTACCACCATAGATCTTTCCTTCAGTAAAATTTTTCTTAACTCTCCACAGTGAGTTTTCTGAACTTATCCTTGATTCTTCTTGAGCATAACTTGCTAGTATTGAAATAAGTAATTCTCCATCATTGCTTAATGTGTGAATGTTTTGTTCTTGAAAGAAAACATCAACATTGATTTCTCTTAACTCTCTAATCGTTTGCAGTAACGTCTCAGTATTACGTGCAAATCTAGAAATAGACTTCGTAATGATGATATCAATTTTTCCATCCTTTGCATCTTGAATCATCCTTTGAAAAGCATTGCGTTTACTCTTAGTTCCTGTTTGACCTTCATCAGAATAAACCCCAGCATATATCCAATTCTTGTTTGATTGAATGTAATTGCTGAAATAACTGACTTGAGTTGAGAGACTATGAAGCATGGCATCTTTATCCGATGAAACCCTCGTATAAGCGGCAACCTTTACCAACTTTGGAAGTACAGGTTGTTTTTTTATTATATTAATCTCAGCCACTTTATTCCTCCTTTTTTTGTATTATATTAATCACTCTAAAAGGGGATATTATCAAGTCATTTAAACGATATATACTCGTTTCTTTTTGATTATATTTTTGAGCCATCTTCTGTTCGATTTTAATGTAGTCTTGTTCTTTGATTAAACCTTGTTTTGCCATTGCTCTTACTTGAAACATTGCATTAAGATAGTTGATTGTGTCTTTGTCCATAGCCTATTCTCTCCACTTTGTTTTTAAAGAAGCAATCTCGTGAAAAATACTTTCTATTTAAACTTTTATAGGTTAAAAAGTTATTATGACAATGAGAGCATTTAGCAAGATAATCTGGTTTACGGTTGATTTTCTTTTTATGATTTTTCCAATATTCCATTCTGCACTTGTCACAACAAAACTTTTTTTGTCTATGACCTTTAGTTTGTTTTAATTTTGAATTACACTGTAAGCAAAATGTATCTTCTCTATCCATTGATTTACAAAAAGAACTAACGGTACTTTTTGAAAGATTTAATTTCTCTGCAATTTTCCCATAACCTAATCCTTGTGAACGAAGTTGTTTTATTTGATTTTTTTCGTGATTTGTCATGAAGATTACCTCCTTCAACATATGGAGAAATAAGGTACCTTTTGACCACCCTATAAAATTAAAAAGCCTACCAGATTTGACTCCGATAGGCTTGATTATTGATTAAATCGTTATTTTGTAAGTTGTTTGAGAATTTGATTTGATCCAGTAGCAGCTAGTCCACTTGCAGCACCAATTATTGCTGAGACTACAAGGTTAGTTGCTGGAAGGATGTCTGGAATAAATAAGTAACAAATAATTCCAGAAACAGCACCTAAGATAAGTGCAATTAAGGGAATAAACCTTAGAAACTTCTCATTGTTGTTGAATGCCTTTTTCAAGATTTCGATTAAGGTGTAGATTGCTGCTGTGATTGCAGGAACAGCAATAATATTTACGAATTCCATTGTTGATTCCTCCTATTTTTTCGCATTTTGTTCTAATAGATATTCATAAAGCTCATCTTTGACTTCAGTGTAGTCTTTGATTGCTTCTTTTAATTCACCGTTGGTTTTACCATCACGTATTGCTATCGCTTCTGCGTATGTTAGTTTTCCAATGGCATCAATTAGTTTCAAGATTAGAACACTCTCTTTGAAACTAGCCTTTGACTTCTCGTCATCTACTTTTTCTTTCTTCTCAAAGTATCTCTTTAAAAAGAAAAGCACCGTCCCTGAAACGATGCTTGCGATTATCGAGAACACTATTGCTAAATACTCCATCTTCATGTCTCCTTTTTAGATTTGGACTACCTTAAGTCCATTTTAAAATTAATTGTATACATGCCTAATTTCTGAAAATAATCCTTGAATGCATCATGAACTTTCTTGCTGTTATAAGCAAAAATGTAATGCAGATACTCATAGTATGCTTCTTGGATTTTTCCATCAGAAATTAGTCGTTCAATTAAGTGACACATCACTATTTGTGCCTGATCATACCAACCATTATTCTTCGTGTTATGAACAGCTGACTTTGAATGATATTTATAAAATAACACTGGCTTATTCAATCTTTTTCTATTACCTGTATAGTATTTTGGCAGTGTTTCAATAATTACATCTCCTGCTAAAAACACACTCTCATCAGAAGATATATTGTTATTTATTAAGAACTCTCTTCTAAAAATTGAGCATCCCATGATAGAAAAGCTGTAATAATCAGGATAAAACTGTGATGTTAGATTTTTCTTATTTTCCCATAAAGCACCAACAAACATTAAGTCTAAGTTTTGACTTGATGATAATTCATCAAGTACGTCTTGCAAAGTATCGTCTATGAGATAATCGTCTGAATCAAGGAACCAAACAAAATCATCCTTCGACAATCCTAATAACTTATTTCTCATCTTTGAAGTGCCACAACGTTCTGTAAATGTCAACACATTTTCCAAAAAAATGGCGGAATAAAAATCCATAATTATGTTGACTGATAACTTTCATCCTTTCTATCTAGATTATTAATGTTTCTTATGCGATATGATGGACCGGTAATGTTAATCACATGTGAATGATGAAGTAAACGATCTAATATTGCGTTTGCTATGGTATTGTTTGAAAATATTTCACCCCATTTGGAGAAAGGTTGGTTAGTTGTTAATATTAGCGATGTATTTTCGTACTTACGGTTTATTAGTTGAAAGAATACATTAGCTCCTTGATTATCTATTGGTAGATAACCAATTTCATCG